AAAATTAATATGCACAAAAGAATGGCCATGGGTATGAGAGAAGGTGGCATGGGTGGTAGATCAGGAAGTATGATGTACTCAAGAGGTTATGGTGTTGGTGAAAAAAATAAAAGAATGCCTACTATGTTAAAAGATAGAGGACCAACAAATATGAAAAAAGGTGGTAAAGTACATAAAGCAATGCTTGGTGCCATGATGATGAAAAAAGCAAAAAGTAAAGGTGCTAAAGGAATTGAAATGTTAAGTCCAATGGCAATGCTTAAAAAAATCGCTGGTAAAAAAGCAGGTGGAATGACTCAAGGATATAAAGCTAGAGAAGATGAGTCTTTAGGAATGAGAAGAGGTAAAGAGTCTGGTAAAAGACAGACTATGGCTGATAGAAGAAATGAATCATATGGAAAATTTGGCAGAAGACCTAATCAAAAGATAAATAGAATGGGTGGCGGAGTTGCAGAAGCTGCAAAAAAAGTAAGAGCTTCTGGAATGAAAAAAGGTGGTAAAGCACCTAAACCAGGATCTTATGAGTACTATTTATTGAACAGACCAAAACATTCTCCAGCACCAATAAAACCATCTAAAATGAAAAAAGGTGGGAACACTAGAAGAATGAATAGACTTGAAGAGCTAGGTAGAGTTGATGCTGAAAGAGCAAGAACTAGAAGTGGCAGAAAAAATCTAAAAGCCGAAAGAAAAAGAATAGTTAGAGAACTTAAAAAGTAGGACATGTTTAGATGGCAACCAGTGGAACAGCAACATTCGATTTATCAATCGATGAGATAGTAGAAGAAGCATATGAAAGATGTGGCATTCAAACTAACTCTGGTTATGATCTAAAAAAAGCTAGAAGATCTTTAAATGTTTTATTTTCAGAGTGGGGAAACCGTGGAGTTCATCTTTGGAAAATTCAACTCAATGCAGTAGCTCTTGTAGCTAGTCAATCTCAATATTCAACAGTTGCAGGTGCAAGTGACGTGCTTGAAGCTTTTATTTCTAACAGTGCAACAACTGTAAATCCTGGATCTGCTACTACAGATGTATCTATTACGAAAATAGATAGATCTACGTATGCAGCTTTGCCAAATAAAGGATCTACTGGAACACCTTCCCAATATTTTGTAGAGAGAGTTACAACAGGAACAGCTACACCATTAATTACTTTGTATATCACACCTGATGCACAAAATTATACACATTTGAAATATTATTCTTTACAAAGAATACAAGACGCAGGAGCCTACACAAATAATGCTGATGTGCCATTTAGATGGATACCATGCATGATATCTGGTTTAGCTTTTTATCTTTCGCAAAAATATACACCTGAAAGAACACAAGCTTTAAAACTATACTATGAAGATGAAATTAAACGTGCTTTAGATGAAGATGGATCTAGATCTAGTACATTTATCACGCCCGCACAATATTACCCATCGGTAACGTAATGGGTAATGTTTTTGCAAAAGGTAAATATGCATTGTCTATATCTGATCGATCAGGACAAGCTTTTCCATATCTTGAAATGGTTAAAGAGTGGAATGGTTCTTTGGTTCACATATCTGAATATGAACCTAAATCACCTCAGTTAGATCCAAAGGTTTATGGAGGAGATCCACAAGCACTTAGAAACACTAGGGTACAACATAATATTGGAAATATGACAGTAGACGTAGGTTCTTTTCAAGGTACTTTGGGAATACCTACATTTAGTTCTAATGGCATGATGCCTTTAGCACCAGGAAGAAGATTAGATGTTTTAAGTAGAGTAGGAAGTGTAGTCATTAATCCAGTTTTAAATCCAATAACTTATGTCACAACCGTTGGTACAGGAACATTATATCTTGGAGGAGGTTCAACAGGTAATGTTTATTTTCTAGGTGGAGTAAGGGACATGGATTTGTCAATTCCAAAAAATACGTCAATAACATTTCAACAAAACGCTAGTAACAATGATAATCACCCTTTAATAATTACTACTAGCACTTCTTCACCGAACACAAATATTGTGTCTTCGGGTATTGTATGGAATTTAGATGGAAGTGTTACTCAATCAAATTACGTAAACACTACTAATTTTAATGCAGCAAGTAGTCGATTTGTACAATGGACTCCTACAGCAGCAGGAACTTTTTATTATGCTTGCTATGTACATGGCATAGGTATGGGTGGTATGATAACAATAACAGGATAATTATGGCAGGAATAACTTACTCAGATTTGGTTACAAAAATAAGAAATTATACAGAGGTAGACAGTACCGTTTTTACTGATGCAATTATAAACGGATTTATTCTAGATGCTGAAGAAAGAATTTTAAGAGATGTAAATACTGATGCTGATAGAAGGTATGCAACATCTACCATGGTAACTTCACAAAAATATTTAAATTTTCCAACAGGAGCTTTAGTCATAAGAGCTTTGCAAATTACAAGTGGTTCTGATAAAATTTATCTTGAGAAAAGAGACACTACTTTTATAGATGAGTTTAATCCAACAAGTGCTACTGGTGTTCCAAAATACTATGCAAATTTTGACGACGATACTTTGATGTTTGCTCCAATACCTAATGCTAGTTTTGTAATTCAAGCTAGTTATGTTGCAAACCCAGATGGTCTATCATCATCAAACACTCAAACTTACCTGAGTCAAAGATTTCCAAATGGTTTACTTTACGCATGTTTGATAGAGGCTTTTGGTTATTTAAAGGGTCCTATGGATATGTTGCAATATTACGAAAAACAGTATACAAACGCTATATCCAAGTATGCTGTCGAGCAGATTGGAAGAAGAAGAAGAGACGATTATTTCAATGGTGCAATAAGAATAAAAATAGATTCACCGTCACCATAAAAAGGAGAATATTATGGCAATTACAACAAGTGCAATTACAAGTTCATTTAAAAATCAACTATTGAGTGGAACACATAATTTTGATGCATCTGGAGGTAACAAGTTTAAGTTAGCTTTATACACTGACTCAGCAGTTATAGGACCTTCATTAGCATCTTTTACAACAGCTGGACAAATAACAGATTCTACAGGAGATTATTCTTCTGGTGGAAAAGTTTTACAGAGTCAAACTCATAAACTTTCTGGAACTACAGCTATTGTAGATTTTGCAGATCTATCATATTTGACTGCTACGATTACCGCAATGGGAGCATTAATTTATAATACTTCACAAGCTAATAAATCAGTTGCTGTTTTAGATTTTGTTTCAAACAAGACATCAACATCAGGGACTTTTACAATTCAATTTCCAAATTTTACTGACACATTAGCTATTATAAGATTAGCTTAGGAGGTAGAGCATGGCTGCACCAGATAGTTGGGGTAATGGACAGTGGGGCCAACTCGCGTGGGGTCAGCAAAATTCTTTTACTGTAGAAGTATCTGGAGTACAAACAACAACATCTGTTGGAACACTTAAAGGTGTTGAAGCTGGTGCATTAGTTCAACCTACAAATAATGTAATAACCTCAGGATTAGGAAACGTAGACATAGGAGCGGACTCATCTTTTGTTCATGTTCATGCACCACAAATAAACAGTTCTGTAGGAACACCTCTTGTCCTTCAAGATAAAATTGTATCAGTTACTGGACAATCAATAACTTCAGCAATTGGTGCAGCAGGAGTTGTATCTTCTTTTATTGTTCAACCAACAGGACAACAAATTACATCGTCCTTAGGAAATATTGCAGCTTTTACCGATATTACAATTAGGCCTACTGGATTTAATATAGCCACAGGACTCGGAAATGTTGAAGTTATTTCTTCTATAAAGGTAGTCGGACAATTAATAACGTCATCTATTGGAACTGCTACAACTAAACAAACATGTTTGGTTAAACCTGATGGAGTATCCTCAGATGTAGAGTTAGGTCAGGTAAATGCACTAGCATGGGCCAAGGTTGACACTGGCTCAACAGTAACTTATAGTGACGTAAATACAGGTTCTACAGTAACGTGGACCGATATTGCAGCTTAAACAGGAGATGAAATATGCCTTCAACTTATAGTGAACTTGGTATAGAGCTAATGGTAACCGGCGAACAAGCTGGTTTGTGGGGTGACAAAACAAATACAAATTTAAAAATTGTTGAGCAAATAACTGGAGGATATGTTGAAGTATCTATCGCGGGTGGCGCTCAAACAACAGCTTTAGATGTAGCTGATGGAGCTTTAACAGGGACAGCTCAAAATAGAATCATAAAACTTACAGGATCAATAACTGGAAATCAAATTGTTACTATTCCTGTAAACATGGAAAATTTTTATATAATAAACAATGCAACAACCGATGGAGCAGGAACTCCAACCGTTCAAATCAAAGCAGCTTCAGGTTCAGGAGCATCTGTAACTTACGGAGCAAGTGAAAAAGGATTTAAAATACTTTACGCCGATGGTGTTGCTACAAATACTGGTATTTTTGATACTGGATTTTCTACTACTGACGGAGACGTAACTCTTACAGGAACTCAAACTTTAACAAATAAAACTTTAACATCCCCAAAAATACAGACTTCGATTTTAGATACAAACGGTAATGAATTATTTTTATTAACTGCTACTGGTTCAGCTATTAATGAGCTAACAGTTGCAAACGCAGCAACAGGAAATGCTCCTGAGGTTTCTGCAACAGGTGGTGACACAAATATTGATCTTAAAGTAACTCCTAAAGGTTCTGGTAACCTTGTTTTAGATGGTTTAAAATTTCCTAATGCGGACGGATCTGCTAATCAAGTAATTAAAACAGATGGTGGTGGTAACTTATCTTTCGCAGATGCTTTTTCTGGTCTTGCTCAACAAGCAGTTAAAACAACTAGTTTTACAGCAGCAGCATCACAATTTTTTCCAGTTAATACAACATCAGGTACTGTTTCTATGACGCTACCATCAAGTCCAAGTGCAGGCGATCAAGTTGGAGTAGTCGATTACGCAGGAACATTTGATAGTAATGCTTTAGTTATTTTACCTAATGGAAGTCCAATTCAAGGTTCTGTTTCAAGTAAAAAATTAGATACAGAAAGAGAAGGAGTAGTTCTTCAATATGTAGATGGTACTCAAGGTTGGTTACCTGTATCAGGTATTAACGAGGGGACAGAGGCATTAGAACCAGTTACATATTCAGCAGACTTTTTAGTTATCGCTGGAGGTGGTAGTGGAGCTAACTTTAATTTTGTTGGTGGCGGCGGAGCTGGAGGGTACAGAAGCTCAACTCAAACTTTAACAGCAGGAAACACAATTACTGTAACCGTCGGAGACGGAGCAGGTCCTGGAGGAAACGGTCAACCTGGAGTCACAGGAGGAAATTCTGAAATTTCAGGAACAGGTATAACTACAATCACATCAGCAGGTGGTGGTGGAGGTGGTGGAAACCCAGGGGAAGATGGTGGATCTGGTGGAGGTGGTGGTCCATACTCTCCAGGTACATCTGTAGGTGGTTCAGGTAACGTACCTAGCACATCACCAAGTCAGGGTAATGATGGCGGACAAGGATTTTTACCTCCTGGAGCAGCGGGAGGCGGAGGAGGTGCGTCTAATGCAGGCGGACAAGGTTCTGCTCCTGCAGGTGGCGGACAAGGTGGTCAAGGGACTGCCTCTTCAATTACAGGTTCTTCAGTAACACGAGGTGGTGGAGGTGGAGGCGGATCTTTTGTTGTGGCGCAAGGAGAAGGTGGAGCTGGAGGTGGCGGAGATGCTGGTTCAAGACCTACTTCAAATGGACAAGCAAATACAGGCGGAGGTGGAGCAGGTGCTCCGTCTTCTTTTGGTCAAGAAGGTTTGGGTGGAAGTGGAGTAGTTATAATTAGCGTTCCAGATGGATTTTACTCAGGAACTACAACAGGATCCCCAACAGTGGCCACAGGAGTAAGTGGTAAAACAGTAATGACATTTACAGGATCAGGGAGTTACACACCATAATGGCTAGATTTGCAAAAATAGGATTAAACGGAAAAGTAATTGATGTTGTCACAGTAGTTAATGAAGAATTACATGACAGTAACGGCGTAGAGCGAGAAGATATAGGAGTTAATTTTTTAAAAAATTTAACTGGTTGGGCTATTTGGAAACAATCATCTTACAATACACGTGCAGGCGTTCATTACGATCCAAATTCAAACACACCAAGTGGTGATCAATCTAAAGCACTTAGAAAAAATCACGCATGTGTTGGAGGTACTTATGACGAAGATAGAGATGCTTTTATACCGCCAAAAGTATATGCTTCATGGACATTAGATGAATCAACTTGTATGTGGGAGCCTCCAATTGCTTATCCTACGGACGGTAAACCTTATCAATGGAATGAAACCGATCAAAATTGGGATCTTATAGTTTTAGATTAATTATTCTAGTTTTATAAGCTATTCTGATGTATACTTTTATTTTCAATGAAAGAGTACAGATTAAATAAAAATAACAATTTTATTGAAGGTTATTACTTATCAGACCTTTCAATTTGTGACAGTTTAATAAATCTATTTGAAAAGTCACCAAACAAATTTTTAGGCGCTACTAGTAAAGGCGTTAACAAAAAAATTAAAGATAGTTTAGATCTACCCCTTAATATAAATAATATTACAAAAGAACTACAATCTTATTTTTATGAGTTACATAAAATAATAGATCTATATAAAAATAAATATAAATTTTGTGATAAGACAATTACTTCTTGGGGTATAGAAAAAGATTTCAATATACAACGATATAAACCCTCACAAGCTTATCATGATTTTCATTGTGAAAAAGCAAATATATACTCTTCTAAAAGACATCTTGTTTTTATGACTTATTTAAACGATGTAGATAAAGGTGGAGAGACTGAGTTCTATTACCAAAAATTAAAAATAAAACCTGAAAAAGGACTTACACTCATATGGAGTGCGGACTGGACTTTTACTCATAAAGGACACACTACAACAGATGAGGATAAGTATATTATAACTGGTTGGTTCGATTTCAAAAGTTAATATGAAGAAAAACAAAATGCCTAATATTAGTACCTCTTGGGATTTTGAACTTGATTCAGTTCATACATACGCATGGAGGTCTGAAGTTTTTTCTAAAGAAGAGTGTGAAAAAATAATAAAAATAGCTAAAGAAACTGGTATGGGAGAAGCTGTTACGCATGATGGCAAAAAAGATATAAGAGTCAGTAACGTGTCTTGGTTATATCCAATAAATGAATTACATTGGGCATACCGAAAGATAACAGACCATGTAGTGCAATTGAATAAAAAGTATTTTAAATTTGATGTTTCTGGATTTAATGAAGGATTTCAATTTACAAATTATAAAGCCCCTTCTGGAAACTATGGAAAACATGTAGACAGATCGAATAATTTTGTGGTTAGAAAGCTGTCTTTGTCTGTTCAATTATCAGACCCAAAAGACTACGAAGGAGGAGATTTATGTTTGTATGAAAGTGATAAATGTAAAATAATGAAAAAGGATCAGGGCACATTAATTTTATTTCCATCTTTTATACTTCATGAAGTAACACCAGTGACTAAAGGAGAGAGAAATTCTCTGGTAGCTTGGGTAACAGGAAAACAATTTAAATGAAACAAGATTATAAAATATATAAATCAGACTTAATTTTATCGCATCATACACAATTAATAAATGATGCAGAATATGTAAATCATTTTTTTAAAAAACAATTTCCTGATAAAGATAGCACTTGGGGTTATGAGCTTTATAATGTTTTTTGCGCAACTTCTCCAAGTCCATTATGGCATGATTTATTCACAGAACTTAAAATTCACATCAGAGATTACATTGGAAATGACAACAGATTGTGGCTTCAGGGCTGGTTAAATTTTCATATGCCTGATCAAGTATTAGATTGGCATAATCACATTAGTCCATATCATGGTTATATAAGTATAGATCCAAAAAAAACTGAAACTGTATTTGAAAATTATAAGATTGTAAATGAATTAGGTAATATTTATATTGGTCCAGGACATAGACAACATAAAGTTGAAGTTATAGAACCTTTTGATACTCCTAGAATAACAATAGGTTTTAATGTAACTGATACACCACGACAAGTTTATAGAAACATTTTTAGTTTGATGCCTATATGAAAGAATTTAAATTTAAAGTTGTTGAAAATGCAATCACAGTAGAGTTAGCTAATTTTATCTATAATTATTTTTTACTTAAAAGTGATGCAGTAAAACACATGTATAATAATAACATGCATGATAAATGGAGAATATTAGGATATTGGGATGACGAACAAGTACCAAATACTTATTGTTGTTACGGAGATTTTGCTACAGAAACTTTATTGTTAAAAATGATTCCTCAAATAGAAAAATATACGGGTTATAAAATAGTACCTACATATTCTTACACAAGACTATATAAAAAAGGAGACATACTAGCTAGACATAAAGATAGACCTGCTTGTGAGTTATCAGCTACAATTAATCTTGGTGGAGATCCTTGGTCAATCTATATAGATGAAACAGGTGCTGATAGTGTTATTAATTGGAAAAAAAATATAATTAAAGCAAACGCTCCAAAAGGAACTCAAGTGTTTTTAAATGCAGGAGATATGTTGGTATACTCTGGTTGTAAACTTGAGCATTGGAGAGAACCTTTTCAAGGAGATTTATTACATGGCCAAGTATTTTTACACTACAACGATGCCAAAGGTAAATACGCAGTAAACAATATATTTGATAGAAGAGCTATGTTAGGACTACCTTATAAACCTGGTGCACCTTTAGCATGAACAATTACTTAGTGGTTGATGACTGGTATGAAGAAGATAAACTAAAACAAGTTATGAAAGAGTTAGATTATCTTTCATGCACACCCATGGTCAGAAGTGAGGAAGGTAATATATCAGCAACAAGGCCAGATGGAACTTCAAAAGCAAAATCATCAAGAATTTATCCTGAAAATTTATATACCCCTCAAGGATGTGCTAACTCTCCAATACTAAGTTCATTACAAAAAATGCAACAAAAAGACTTTCACGACAAAATAACTAAAACATTTGAAAATACAGGAACAGCTTTAGCCGAAAATTTTATAAGCACAAATGCCTCCTCTACTATAATTAGTTACTACGAAAATAATGACAAATACGATGAGCATTACGATGTTTTTCAATTTACTGTTCTCATATGGATTTATAAAGAACCAAAATCTTTTGAAGGGGGTGATCTCATTTTTCCAAGATTAAAAGAAACAATAAAATGCAAAAACAACAGAATGATCTTATTTCCTAGTTTTTACTATCATCAAGTAACGCCTCTAAAAATGGAGACAAACAAAGAGGGCTACGGAAGATATGCAATAACTCACTTTTTCTTTAGAAAATTTTAAAACTTGTGCTTTCAAAGGGTTTAAACAAAACAGAATATATTGTATAATTCAGTATGGCATTAGCAAAAGTACAATTGATACCAGGATTTGATAAACAAGTCACTGAAACAGGTGCGGAAGGACGTTGGGTAGACGGTCAATACGTACGATTTAGGTATGGTCTACCTGAAAAAATTGGTGGTTGGTCACAATTAGGAAGCACAACTTTAGTTGGAGCTGCAAGAGATCAACACACTTGGTTTGATTTAAGAGGAAATAGATACGCTGCTATAGGTACAAACAAAATTTTATACATATATTATGAAGGTGCATTTTATGACATACATCCTTTAGAAGCATCGAGACAACAATCTTTAACGAATGCTTTT